AAAAACATCTCACTTTTGTATTATATATACCTTTTTTTTCGTAATATTGCTACTTAATAACTAATACTTTAGCAATGAAAGAATATGGTAAAAGATTAAGATTGTCAGAAGAAGAAGTTGAAATGGTTTATGAGAATAGAGCGGAATCAACTACTAATACTAATGGAAATACAGCACTAGATATTAACTTAGCAGAGAGAGGTATTGCTAAAAAAGATGTAGTATCTGTAAAGCATTGGCAGTCTGCTAGTGGAGAGTTTAGATTCAGTATTGTAACTAAAGAAGATATTACTGCTAATGAAACTGATATACTAAAGACAGTTAGTAGTTTTATAGAGAATCACTCACCTCACTATCCTTCAATAAAAAGAAAGATTAAACTTAAAAATCATCTTTTAGTAATTAATCCTGCTGATATTCATATTGGGAAATATGCTAATCATGTAGAAACTGGTGATGGTTATAATGTAGAGATTGCGTGTGAGAGGGTCTTAGAAGGCTTACAAGGGATTATAGATAAATCTCAAGGTTTTGAGGTGGATAGAGTGTTATTTTGCATAGGGAACGATATTCTTCATATAGACAATGTTTACAATACAACTACAGCAGGTACTAATCAAGATGTTGATGGTAAGTGGTGGGAACATTTTGAAATTGCTCTAGCACTATATGTTAAGTGTGTTGAAATACTTAGAGAAATTGCACCTGTAGATGTTATTCATTCAATGAGTAATCACGATTATCAGAGTGGATTTCATTTAGCACACGCATTAAGGAGTTGGTTCAGAAATGATAGTGAAGTAACTTTTGATATATCAGTAGCACATAGGAAGTACTATATGTATGGGAAGAATTTAATAGGATTAGAACATGGAGATGGAGCTAAGATGGCTAACCTTCCTTTAACAATGGCTAATGATAGACCTAAAGATTGGGCTGAAACTACTCATAGGTATTGGTATCTACATCATTTACATCATAAAGTTAAGCAAAAATGGTTAGATGGTAAAGATTATATTGGTGTTACTGTTGAGTATATGAGAAGTCCATCAGGAACTGATAGTTGGCACTCAAGAAAAGGATATGTTGGAGTTCCAAGAGCAGTTGAAGGATTTATACACGAAAAAAACAATGGTCAAGTGGCTCGTTTAGTACATTACTTTTAAAATAACACACAATTTACATACATTTTATCTCTAGTAGGTAAACATTTTTCTAAAAATTGTTAAAAAAGTTTTGGTAGGTAATTCCAATTTTATATATTTGCCTCAATTAATAACTAAAACAATAAAACTATGGGAAGAATGAAAGAAGAATTTATGGAAATGCGACTAGAGGAGCAAGACCAGACACACAATACAATGCAAGAGATTGCTGAAGAATATCACAATAATACTAATCAATTAAATAATCAAATGACAAAAAAAACAATGCAGGAAAAATTACAAAAACAACCAGAGATAGTTGTTGAAACAAGAACTGAGGCTTTAAGAAGGCTTTACAAAGAGAATGGCTTAACTGCTGAGGATGTATTCAAAGACCCTAGAGGCTTTGTAATCATCACTAGAACAGGTATTGATAAGATTTCTGCTAAGAATGGAATCACTATTGGGTATGAAGTGGTTACTATGGATATTGAAAAGAGTACTTGTGTATTGAAGGCAGCTGGAACTATGAAAGTTGGTAATGATGTTAGAAATGTAATGAGCTTTGGTGAAGCATCTCCATCTAACTTAAATGGTGGTGGTAAGAAATTCCCAGTATCAATGGCTGAGAAAAGAGCAATGAGTAGAGTAGTTCTTAAACTAACAGGATTCTATGAGCAAGGAGTATTTGGTCAGGATGAAATAGTAGATGAGCCTAAGTAATCAGGATATAGATGAACTTTTTGATGGAAAGCCTAGTGAGCTAACATACTCACAATGGCTGACCATTGAAGGGAACATTGACTTTACATCACTAACAACAACAATGAAAGCTGACATTCTGAACAGACTAAATTATTTATCAGAAGAAGAAGCAGAGGAAATAATAACTAAACTATACAACAATAGATATGAAAAAGACCCACAAAAACAATGGCTTAAAATGCTCAAAGATGGAGTATTTGGATATAGAGATATTTAAACACTTCTTGAGGGTTTACACATATATTGTATGGAATAAAAAAAGTATTTTAGGCTTATTAGCAGAAGATGATGTCATGAAACTGCTGAATGAAAAGCAGATTATAGATTTCTATCACTTTGACAAAACAAATTTTAAAGTATTATCTAGTAAGATTAATAAATACTTAAATGCTAATGACTAAGAAATATTCAATTCTAAAAATAAGGCAATCAAGAAATGAGTTTGAAGCACTACTGAGGATTTATGGCATATCTAATTCAACACTATGTAAGGTTATAGGAGTAAACTATGCTACCAGTAGAGATTTTATAAAGATACCATCTAACCTTAGATTTATACACGCACACAGATTAGCAGACTTTATAGGCTTAACAGTTCAAGATGTAGTTGATACAATAGTGTACGACTTAAATAAACAATAAACACAATGAAAAGAAGAAGATTAAAATTTAGCGACTACTACAACAATATAATTATGTCTGAATTGGCAGATATATATGAAGTAGATAAAGAAAGAATGTTTTTAGGAAGTAGAAAGAAGAACATTATATTTGCTAAGAGAATGTATATATACATATTAAGAGAGATGTTTGGATTAACTCTTATGGAAATAGCAAGTGTAACTAACTTACATCACTCATCAATAATCCACCACACAAGAAAGTTTAAATTCTTCTACAATAATTATACTGAAGAATCTGAATTATTTAAAAGAGTAGAGAGTAAGATAATTGAGGTGGAGATAGATGAGGAGATATTAGGTTTAGAACTTAGGCAAAAGAAAATAACGGATTCATTAACTAAATTATATAAAATTAAAAAACAAAAAAATGACAGAAAAGAAAGAGAAAGTTTACTTACCGAGTAGTATTAAAAACATTCCAACTAAGTATGGAGAAATGATGGTTGCTAACTTTAAGTTAGATGAACTACAAAAGAATGCAAAGAATGGTTGGGTGTCAATGGTGATTTCAGAGCGTAGAGAGCCATCAGAAAAAGGTGCGACACATTATGCCTATGTAAATGACTTTGAGCCAAAGGAGAGTACTAAGAATACTCCTAAGCAAGAGTCTAGTAGTGATAGTAGTGATGACTTACCATTCTAAATAAACAATATGAGAGGAGGTGAAATATCCTCCTCTTATTTTAAAAACTATAACACAATGAAAGAACAACCAAACTACTATGCAATACTATCAGCAGAGGTTAGGTATGATGATAGGTTAAAAGCTAATGTTAAGCTATTATACGCTGAGATAACAGCACTATGTAATATGAATGCTGAGTGCTTTGCATCTAATAAATACTTTGCAGACTTATATAAAAAAGAAAAAGGAACTATCTCAGGATGGGTTAGCCAATTAGTTAAGTATGGGTATGTTGAGGTTAGATATACATATAAGGAGGGTACACGACAAATATCACATAGGTATGTGAAAATAATCAATAAGGGTATGTTAAAAATATCTAAAACCCTATGCGATAAAAATCTAAAGAGTAATACTACAAGTATTAATACTATGAAAGGTAATACTAAGGGTAATTTTAAAAAACCAACAATAATTGAGATTAAAGAATATTGTACTGAAAGAAAAAATAATGTAGATTCAGAAACATTTTTTGATTTCTATGAAAGTAAAGGTTGGGTAATAGGTAAGAACAAAATGAAAAGTTGGAAAGCCTGTGTAAGAACTTGGGAGAAAAGCAGAAACAATAATACTAATGATAGAACTACATCACATAGACACACAAAAGGACAAGACTATGGGGATGGTTCTTTTTAAAAACTAAAAAACTATGAAAACAAGACAAACATCAATTGACTGTTACAATGAAATTAAAAATTCTAATTTATTAGCTCAAAGAAGATTTGAAACATTTAACGCTATATTTAAGTCAGCTCCCTGCACAAGGCAGGAGGCATTAGAACATACTAATCCTTTAAATGCTTTATCATTAAGTGCAGCAAGGTTTACTGAACTAAGGAGATTAGGAGTTATATATGAAGTTAAAACAAGAGAATGTAGGGTTACAGGAAGAAATGTTATAGAATGGGATTTAACAGATAAACTCCCTATAAAAATAAAAAGTTCTAATACAACAAAGAAGCATAGGGTTAATGATGCTTTAAATTCATTGCGTGAATTATACAAAAATAAAGATATTAGTACAGATGAGGATTGGAAAGACGTTGCTGATTTAATTAAGAATATATAGATTATGAGAACAATAGAAGATACATTTAAGATAGAAAACTTCCTACAACCTAAGATGTACAATAGGTTTAAGTTAGGAACTAAACAAGAACTTAAAGAAATGTTTATAAAAGCATTTAAGCATTATGATAGAACGATTGATGTGTATGAGCATCTTGATTCTTATGATGAGATAATAGATTGGCTATCAGATACTAAAGGTAGAGGTTTAATGCTAATGGGTAATTGTGGATTGGGTAAGTCTACTATTCTTAACTATGTTATACCTGCAATCTTTAGAACAAAAACAAATAAGTTACTTACTAGCACACCAGCAAAAGAACTAGGTGAGATAGAGAGAAGTTCTGCATCTTTTATTATTATTGATGACTTAGGTACTGAGAGCATTAAGAATGATTATGGCACTAAGATTGATGCAGTTACTGATGCTATATCTTATGCTGAAGATAGTTCAAAGACTTTACTTATAACAACTAATTTAGCATCCAAAGCATTAAAAGAAAGATATGATGAGAGGACTTTAGATAGGCTAAGGAAGTGTAAAGTTGTGGTAATCAAGGGTAAAAGTTTTAGGAATTAAATAGTATAAAATTGAATTATTTTTATATATTTGTAAGATGAAAAAAAAAGATGAAGAGAATATAGATAAGTTCAGTTTGCCTAAAGTTATAAATACTGACTTAACATATTATATGCAGTTTGGTTGGAAAAGACTAAAGGAAACATCAATTAGAGTTAAGAATTCAAATAAATACATAGGAAATACATATCAAGATAATTTTCCTATTCCAATAGATTAAAAAAGAATACTCAGTTAAACAACTAATTAAAAAAATATAAGGGTAAGACCTAAAGAGCTTTTAATTTTTCAGTCTGAGTAAGTAAAGGGGTGGTTTTCAGATGCCACCCTGATACGATTAAAAAAATAAACTATTAGATTATGATAAGCAACTACTTTAAAAAAATAAGAGAGAAGTTATTATATTTTGACTTTCAGCCATTATTATTATTTTGGGTTATAAGTGATTTTTTAAATAATCAAGTTCTATGGACTAACTTATCTTATTGGGAGGGTGTTGGTCAGCCTAACACATATTGGCTTTATATGTTTTATCTTATTGGTAGTGTAGGTATGATTATAGCTATACATGATATTAAATGGCTATCAAGGTTTGTAAGTTACTATTTAATGTTATATTTGTTTTCAACTATAAGGTACTTACTGAATGTATATTTGAATATAAATGAAGAGCCATTAACCATTGTAGATTTAAAGAATATATTAGTAACTTGTTGGTATGCTTTTATGTGGTGTTGGATTTTATTTAAGCTAAAAAAAGAAATTTTACATAAAACATTATGATGAACGAGAATGTAACAACTATTATAATTACTGCGATATCAGTTATCTTTGGTGCTGGTGGTTGGAAGTTTTATGAATTTTTAATTAGAAATAAAAGAGAACAAAAGAAGGATGATTTGAGTGAAAAGACAATATACAGAGATGATTTAATACTAAGAGTTGAGAAGTTAGAGAAAGATAAAGATGTTTGCACGAACTCTTTGATGGATATGAAGGTTATGGTTGCATCATTATCGGTAAAAGTTGAATTCCTAGAGAAAGAAAACGAAAGATTAAAATATAAATAATATATATGAAAGAAGAAAGGACATACAAAACAATTAAGTGGATATTAAAAGATAATATCAAAAAGAATGTTAGAGCTTTGTGGACTTGGAAAGATGACAACTTTACTTGTATATATGAGAACTACTCTGGAGATGATAGGATTTACACTTCAAGCCAACTATTAAAACTTTTAACAAAATGATGTATTTAAAAATAGTAGTATTTATTATATTTTTCATTGCTTTTATTCTTATAGTGATGAATGTTGTAGAGAGTATAATAAGGACTAAAAATAATGAAAGAATTGTATGGAAGATGGATAAACTAACCAAAAAACATCCGTATAAGAATTCTGAGATAGATAAGGTGGTTACAAGGACAGGGGGTCTTGCTCACGATAGAATATATGATACAGTATTGGATGAAGATTTGATAATGGATGACATGGAGGATGTAAACAAGAAGAAATGAATATGGTATTTATAATAAATATATGAGCGAAAAGCATAGTAAACATTATTACGAGGAGGGGAGGAATACAAGTACTACTTGGAAAGATGAGGTGATAGGGGATAAAAAGAATAAGTGGAGTGGAGGTGAGATTAACCCTAAGATGTTGTTAAGTAAGAATGAGTTAGAAGTAGACTACAGTAAAGATAAGATACCTAACTATTACATTGGTAAGGTGTATGGTTATGAGGCTCGTAAAGTAATAGAGGATTTTGATTTATCCTATAACGTTGGGACTGCCACCACATATTTGCTCAGAGCAAAAAGGAAGCACACTACAAGTGTTGAGTGCATACAGAAAGCAATCAATCATCTTGAGTTTGAATTAGATAAGATTAAGAATGAAGAAACCGATATTTAGAGTATTTATATCGTATGAGATAAAGAGTAAATCCTCTGTAACAAGGAAGGTTATTACTGGTATATTAGATACATTTGCACTAACCTCTAACATAGAGGAAATAAAGAAAGACCAAGAACTGATAGATAGAATATGTTACTTAAATAAAAAGAAGCTAAACAAAGTAGACATCACTATAACAAGTGTTGATGTTGAAAACCAATATGGTGAAACTGTTGATAGATTCTGTGATGAATATTAAATTATGCCAAAGATAAGAAAGATAAAAGTAGGTGATAGGAAAGACTTCAGAGGTGGAGGTTACTCAAGAAGAAAGTTTACTGTTGCTGAAGCTGATG